CTTTATATGATTTTAAATCTTTATCATTATCTTGTATAAATCCATGAGGTGTCATTATAATTCTACCTCTAGATTGTATTCCATTAATATGGTTTTTATCAATTTGCAAATTTGTTCGTTTAGCAAATTCAACTTGTTTACCATCTTTAATAGCTTTTAATTTTGAAGTACCAGAGTCAGATATATTTCCAAAGGTTACTACAAATGTAGAATCAAACCACATTGCAAATCCTCCTTTATTCATCATTTTAGGTTGTCCCATAGGAACTACTGGTTTAGCTGCCCATACTTTATTAACACAAACTAATGTATTTGTGTATTTTGAACTTTCTTTTCGTGATAGTGTAATACGTTGGTTTACATTATTTCCGAATTGAGTTGACATTGCTCCTGCATTCCATTCGTTATTGTTCTTATTAGATTTAACAGACATTTCGCAAGGAATTGAACCAATTGAATCCCATAAAAATAAGAGATCATATGGTAAATTTCCTTTCTTTTGTTCATCCATCATATCTAAAATAAATGCAGCAACATCTTCAATTGTGTTAATAGTTTCTCTATCTACATAAAGAAAATTACCTTCATAATCTATAAGTTCACCAGTTTCTTCATCAAATATTTCTTTAACTTCTAATCCCATCATTTGAGCATGTTCCCAAGACCATTTCATCTCAGTAATAATAAAGACAGGTAATATTTTACGTTTTTGAGCAGAAACTGCTGCCTCTAATAAGGCAGTAGTTTTACCCGTATCTGAATGTCCTCTAAGCAATACTATATGACCCATAGGAATACCTGGAATTGATGTTACGTTTTGGAATGCTGGAGAAAGTGGGATCCAATCTTGTGATTTAAATTTAACATTTGATGAAAGTCCTTTTTTATCTTTAAAACTTCCTAAATCAAAATTGGATTTTAGTTCCTTATCTACTGCCGCAGACAGTGATTTTCTCTTTCTAGCCATAAAATTTATTTAAAATATTAATTAAAACGGTGAATCCTCATCATCATCAAATAAAGCATCAAATTTATCTGCTTTAGTTGTTTTAGCAGCACCATTATTTGATAAACTATAATTTGATTTATCTTCTTTTACAACATTAGTTGTAACACCATCCCCATCCTCTTCACCTTCAGGAGTTAACCATTCTTGTAATGATTTTTTAATATCATCAAATGGGAGTGGTTTATATGTTTCTTTTGGGTTCTTTTGATTTTCTAACCATGAACTAACTTCATCTTTACTATTTGATAATGGAGTAGTTTTCATAGATGGAGAAATAGTTGTTTTATTATAAGGTGTTCCTGTAACATCAGGTCCTACAGTTGTTAATTTGATATCTCTACCAGTCATTATATCTGTAAAATCACCTACTTCTTCATCAGCAGCCATTTGTAAGAATGCTTCGTAAATTTCTTTACCAAATTCCCACATTTTAACACCATCACTTTCTTCACCACGAACAATAACAGGAGCAAAAACACGAGTTTTAGGATCTAGTTTTTTAGCTAAACGCCAGTTTTCTCTATCATTTGTTCCACGTAATTGTTTTGCGAATTCAGCAATTGGGTCTTTTTCATTCCAATTTAATGGAGACGCTATTACTTTTCTACTTCCAATACCATAATAAAATTTCATTTCGGTAAATGGGTAATCTTTATTGTACTTAAAGGGTACTACTCTAACTGTTTGTTTACCAACAGAGGGTTTGAATCTTTTGCTATTGTTGTTACCACCACTATAGGTAGCTTTTTGCATAGACTCTAATTTGCTTTTTATTGCATTTAAATCCATAATTTATAACTTATTTATTGTTTACGATGTTGAATATAATAACCTAATTTTAGGGAGCCAACTATAATTCAATAATCTTGTAGATTTTTGTATTAAGTTGTTTAATTTCATTATGTTGGGTGAGTAAAATACAGTTTCTATAATGTTGCCAATTTATAGGGAATTTTGTATCTACTACTCCACCATTTAATTTTTTAATCAATTCATTTAAAGCATTGATTGTATATAAAGTATTTGATTCTTTTTTTCTATGAACTAAAATAGTATTTTCAGGAATACTATCTACATTATTTTGATCTACATTATATGTAACAACATATTCATTATTACTTTTTACATGTAATACAAACATTTTGTTATACATAATAGAATAAGTATGGGAAAGACCTTCGATAAGATCATCCAATTCTTCTAGTGGAGTAAATGTGCAAAAAAGTCTATTATTCACGGATGATAAATCAATATTTTGTTCGAAGTCATATTGATTATACATATGTACAGAAGGTTCTAAAATATTCATAACTTTTTATTGGAAATTATAATTTTTTCCTTTTTTAGATTTAATATTTAATTTGAATTTTTTAAATACATTATTAATTTCTTTTAATGTGTTTATTTCTTTTTCATCTACATCAAATAAAAACGAATCGTAAACATAAAGTACGAGTTTAGTATTTTTCCCTCGTAATATTTTAAATATATCCCATAATATAAGAACGTTATTTGCGGTCTCCAAGTTTTGTAAAACATAATTTAAAAGCTTTTGTGGATTCATATTATCCATTTTACTTTTTTCAAATCTATATTTTGAAATTGGACACTCAATATATCCCTCATTCTCAAAACTATACCATAATTTATCAGTATATACTTTTACTTTTTTAAAGAATTCTAATTCTTCATATTGTTTCCAAATACCACCATAAATTTGCTTAAACGTAATTTCCTTAGCTTTTTTATAATCCACTTTATACATTTCAGCAAAACTAGCATGCACGTCATCGGAATTGAAATTGTAATGTAATAAATTAGCAAGCAAAGTAGGATGGTAAGCGCTAATATCCATTTCATAAAATAAATCATTACGCGGTATAAAACATTTTCTTTCTCCATTGTCTTTATTTAGTGCTGAAAAATTAATACCTCCAAATGTGTTAGATGGTCGTGTTGTTGTAGTATTTAAATTATATTTCGTGTATACATATTCTCCTTCATCTCTATCGAAGTACCTCTCAAATTGTTTTTGATTGATTTTTATACCCGATTGTTCGAGTTTGTTAAATACTATTGTTGCTTTGTTGTTATAGAATAAATTAGGATTTCCTAATTTAAAGTTATTAAAGTTTTCATTACATGTTTCATAGTGTTTCACTATAGGAACTAATACGTTAACATGAATACATTTTGGATATAATTTGCGTAAATGTTTAGATGCCATTGTATCTTCTGGTATATATGTAGGAGGATGTGGTGTGGGTTGGTGGACTTGCTTATGAATTAAATAATGTAAAAATTCTTTTTTATCCCTTACATATATTTTTTTTATACTTGATATTACTTTTTGTAGTATATTGTTTGGGAAATTTATTGTTTCACTATGTTTTATTGGTATTATATATCCTTTAGTATCTTCTAATGGTCTTAGATATAGAGCACATATTTTGTTTTGAACAGGGTGTAATGTTGGTGAGGTAGATATTATATCAACATATACCTCTTTATGGTTTATTTTACAAAATTGGTCTATTTTATCTAAGTCTTCTATAAGCCAAAACATAGATTAAAAATACAAAAAATATTTTTAATATCCAAATTAATATCCACCTCCACTAAAACTCCCTCCTATTGAAGGGGGTGGGGTATAGTTAGGGGTTGTAGGTGATGTTGAACCTGTTAATATAGATCTAATATTTCTTTTTATAGAATATAAATAATCATGAGGAGCAGAAATATGAGTAGCTCCTACCATAGGTCCTTTTTCAGGATGAATATGATATAGTCCTATATATTCTTTACCATCAGATGTTTTATATTCACCTCCAGGTGTAGATAAATTTTCTTGAATACCTTGATAAAATTGAAGATAATTATTTTTAAATATTTGTGAAAATTCTGTCCAATTTTCACCATTTGGAAAAAAAGGAGAATTTAGTGATTCAATTTCTAAAACAGTTTTTTTATTTGTTTCTAAAACGTTAAACATATCTCCATCTATTATCCAAGATATAGATACATTATCATATAAATCCCAAGCTACATTTGGTAAACGATTTGAAAAAAGTTCATATTCTTCAAAATTAATTTCAATATATAAAAATTGATCATTTCTTTTTAAAAAATATCTTGTAAATACCCCTTCATCTATATTAGTTTGAGTTAATTGTGGGAAATAAGGGGTTGGTAATGATCTTTGGGATGGTTCTAAATCAATATCTGGGTTTGGGATTATTTTTCCTGGTTTTTGTTGGATAACTGCATCTGATACAACATTTAATTTTGGATCATCTGTTGATTGTGGTAATGTTGTTGATAATGGAAAAATTTGGATATTATTTCCTGGGATGTCAGTGTTAGGGGATTTTCCTGTAAATGTTTTATTGTTTTTTAATTTATAAAAATGTCCAACATATATAGAGCCTTGATTATCTACATAATCTCCATTACTATAGAATCCTGTTTTATATTGTGATGGTGGTATATACATTGATTATAAATAGTTACATTATCCATCCATTTAAAGTAAAATGATGAGGATCTCCAAAACCAATACCCTGTGTCCAAATTTTACCACCATTATGGTTTATTCTAGAAAAAACATATATTACCTTACCTTTCATTTTTTCTTCATAAGTTAAACTTGCTCCTGCTGCAGCGTCACCATCTACCCACCATTTTAGAAATTTTTTCCATTTTTTCGTACCACTACTTCCCCATGGATATGCATCAGAATTAATATCTAATGCAATAGCAAATGCATGTCCTGAAAGTCTTCCTCTATTATTACATAATTTTGTTTTAGTTGTTCCTCCAACATCTCTTGAAACTACATTAGTTCCATCAATAAAAGCGAAAGTAGAATTCAATAATCCTTGTGATTTTAAACTATCTAATGTTTTATTAATTGATTGTTGTAAAGTTAAACCGGTTACAGGTGATTTGATATTAAGCATTTTAAAATTTCTTCCTTGATGGGACCAAGATGTTAATAATTCTGTAAATTGAGGGTTTTTCTTATATTTATTTCTTTTAGCTTTCCTTCCAGGTTTAGGAAGAGCATATGGTTTACCACCTTCCCAAAAAACTTTTTTATTATCCCACCCCATAATAGGCCATATTTCTGTTCCTGAATAATTAATTAATTTTTTCTTTTTAGAATTGTTCCATGTGCCTATCATATTTTGTGCTCCTCCTGGTCCTTCACATCCACAATCACATTTGTCTGGGTTAGGGTTTGGACCACTTCCATCAGGTGGGGTAGAATCCTCTGCATCTATATTAATATCTGATGAAATTGGAGTTTTAATATCTGAAGTTCTTGGGACAGCAATAGAAACTAGTTTAGTAACCCAATCATTATCACTTATAGAATGTTCTACTCCTTTTAAAACAAATTCTAAAGATCTAGGGTAATTAGAAGGAAGAAATGTTGTATCAACATTTATTTTATTATATATTTTAACTCCAGATAAACCATCCATATCTAAAGAAAATTCAAAAGGTAAAAAACCAATATGAGGTGATCCTGCTTCTGTATCTTTATATATTATACCAGAAGAATATTGAAGATATCTCTTGAAAAAATTCATATTATTTTTTTGAATATCACTACTCATTTCAACCCCTTTATTATTTGGTTGGGGGTTACTTATCACATTATTAGTATTCATAGATCCAGCTTCATATCCTAACATCATTGAACAGTCTTTAACCCCATCAATCCCTCTAATTGGGTCTGTAAAAAGTCTTATTCTTAATTGTTCTGGTATTGTTTTGGGTGGTGAAGTATCTTCTTCTGTATTATATCCATATTCTGATGCAAATCTATTTATTTTTCCAACATTAAATCTTGAAAGAGCAGTAGCTTCTATAGATGGGGATGTTCCTCCTGCTGTTGCTCCTATAGCAGCTATAGTAGCTAATTCTTTAGATATTTTAGTTTGCAAATTTATTTTTCTTACAAAAGAAGCTACTGGGGTTCCTCCAATACTTCTATAACCATATACTTGGATTGGTTGGTAACCACTATCATCTTCTGGGATTGAAGCAAAAAGATCATCTCCTTCTCCTAATCCTAATTGTTTATATAATTCTTTTCTATATGGAAAATTAGTACTATCTTGAAGACGAAGTGTATTAGTATCTTCATTTAATACAGGTTCAAGATTATTCATAGATCCAAAAGCTTGATTTATTTCTTGACATATATCTTTTAAAAAATTAAAAAGATTAATTCGTGTTTCATTACTATCATTTTTACTAATAGGTAATATACCCATTATATAAGGGATACTTATATATAAATTTTCAGCTCTCATAAAACAATGATATGGTTCAGGAGTTCCATTAATGTTTTCATAAACATTTTCTATTTCACCTTTAAAAGCAAATAGATATGAAGCATTATCTACTACATCCCCTGTATTAAATAAAAATTGATAAGATAAATCATTTTTACTAGCTATTACTGTTTCAGGTTTTTGTGATTGATGAATTGAAAATATTTTTTGTTTAAAACCATCACTTTGAGGGGGAATATACATAGGGATTACCTTGTCTGTTTCTATATTAACTACAGGCTCAACATACCCTTTTTCTACAGGAACACAAAATAATTCTAAAGCTTTTAATAAGTTACCTAATCTTATATATGATCTTTGAAGTGGATCTTGTAATGGATCATATATTGAATTCATTTCAGCAAATCCTTCAATATTAGCAAATTCCTCTTGAGGGAATGCGTCATCACCACTTTCTGTAGTATCTAATTTTAAACCCCCATCAAAAGCTATTATTGATTCAACTATTTTTTGAGTGGTTTTAGTTAGTGGATCTTCACTATAACTAAAGAAACCAGTCATTCCAGTAGTTGTTAATCTTCTATTAGTAAACTCCTTAGAATATCCTGAGTATAGATAATCTAAACTATCTTTACCATTATAAGTTACTCCAGGCCCTCCATGGGGTTTATATTCTGTTATCTTAAAAGGAAATTTTTGGTAAGTTGGGTTTCCTGCAACTGTTACACTTTGGGAATGAGAAAATAAACAGAAATTGAAAAAAGCAACAGAATATAAATATTCAGTCAATTTATCTTGTATAGCAGAAGTATCTAATTGAAATTCTGCTGGTCCTTTATAATTGTTAATCCATTCCCATTTAGAGGATTCATATATTGGTTTGGTTTTAGAAAATAGTAATGATTTCTTTGCGACATTTACCCAAAAATTTTCAAAACAGTTGTTATGATCTCCTTCGCTTATTCTAGTAGTTGTGCTTGTGGGGAGTGTTCTTAATGATTCAATTACATCTCCATATGATATTAAATATAATTCTATATCATATGTTCCATCTTCATTAAAATCCCATGTAAAATTAACAACTCTACCAAACATGGCATCATAATTTCCTGAATGTAATCTTCTCTGTTGTATGATTTCTTGTAACCAAAATTGAGAAGGTCCAGGTGCTTCATCATCAAAAAACCAATTTTTATCTATAATAGTAGGACCCATTAATTCATAATTATTTTCATCTGTTAGATAATGACTCCATCCCCACTCTAACATCATTGTGTATCCTAATCTAAGATATAGTTCATCTATTATTTCAAATTGTCTTCTACTATTAGCTTTAATTTTAATAGTAGCTTTTTTAATTGATCCTCTATTTAATGCTTTTACTGATGCGTTAATTATACCAGGCATTGGAACAATACCAAAATCTTTATCAGATGTATCATATGATTTTTCAAAACCAATTCCTTTTCTTAGTCTTCCTCCATCTTCAGTGGATTTTGAAGT